TCACAATTAATAGATTTAGATACTGTATTATTAATCTTTATAAATGGAGTACTTCAGAATCCAGGTGAAGCATATACATTTGAGGGTGGATCAACAATTCTATTCTCAGAAGCACCAGGAGTAGAAGATAGTGTTTCAATGTTCTTCTATAAAGGATCTACCAATAATGATAGTTTATTAGTCACTAATATAAATGAAACTCTAAAACTTGGAGATGATGTTGCATTACTGAAAAATAATGGAATTAATACTACAGTAAATCAAGATACTAGAGTAATATCTGGTATAGTAACTACTGATACTATTGAAACAACGTTATATGTTGGTGAAGGTATTAATAAAAAAGATTGGAAATCTTTAAGTTGGACTAAGCAAAAGAACGATATAATCATTAACGGTGAAATCTATGCTAAATCTAGAGATTCTCTAGAAACAATGGTATTCCCAACTGCTAGAATTATTAAAGATATATCAACAACTGATACTACATTCTACGTAGATGATGCTAGTCAGTTTAAGTATGAACAAAATAGAGGTGATAGTGATCCTGTAGATTTTGATGGAGTATTGTTTAATACACCAACTGTTGTTGCAGCTGCTGCTTCCTTTACACCAGTAGTTTCTGCAGCAGGTACAATTGCTTCAATTAATATTACTAGTGGTGGTAGTGGTTATGTTGGATCAACAACTTCTATACTAATCAGTTCTCCAACATCTTATACTGGAGTAGGTGTTACTGCTGGATTTATTGGTATTGGTACAACTGCTAGAGCAACAGCAACAGCAACAATAACTAATGGATCAATTGCTTCAGTAGCAATTACTAATGGAGGATTTGGATATACAACAGCAAACTTACCACAGACACTTATTTCTTTACCAACTGGTATTAGAGAGTACGTTGATGATATACAATCAGTACAAGGATTTACAGGTATTATTACAGGAATATCAACTGTTTCTGGTACTGGTAGTCATCCATTAGCACTTAAATTTGAGGTAGTTGAAGAAACTGGTTCTACATTCTCAGATTTATCTGTAGGAGATGCTATTTTTGTACATGGAACTTCTGTTGGAAATGGAGTTACAACTGTTGATAGTAAGGATGCAGATACAGTAGGAATTGGAACTACATTTATTGATAATATATACTATGTTCATGCTATTAGTGGTAGATCTATCACCAGTAATGTACACTCTGGCATATCAACAGTCGGATTAGGTACAACAGCATCACAAGGTTTACCTTTAGGTAGATTCTCTTGGGGTAAGATAATAGGAATCGGTAGATCAACTCCTCCAATTTCTATAGGAGTAACTGGTTATAGCATAGATTATTCCTTTGATAATACTATTAATACAACACATGATGGAATTGCTGGATTATCCACATTCCCAATATTCCAGAGGCGTGGTACTGGCCTACGAACTGGTGGTGGATTCCAAAAGGAAATTAGCTAGTATAAATATAGAAAAAAGCTTATTATGGCTGCACAGGTAACCGATCAATTTAGAATATTAAATGCTAATAACTTCATCGAAAGTGTGGAGAATAATGCAAATTCTTATTATGTATTTGTTGGATTAGCAAATCCAGGATCTGGTACTAATGATCCACAGGTTGGTTTTGGTAGAACCAGTGCGTGGGATACAAATACACCAAATCCAGTAGATAGTATTAATTATATTAGCCATTATCAAGACACTATGATGTATGGTAAGAGAGTTAATAGTGAAAATATAAGAAGATTAATTAAAAAAAGAGAATGGTCTAGTGGTGAGCAATATGAAATGTATCGTCATGATTATAGTGTAGAAAATCAATCACCTATAACTAAGAAATCTAGGTTATATGATACTACTTACTATGTAATGAATAAAAATTACAATGTATATGTGTGTATTGATAATGGATCATCTGGAATCAATACTACAGGTAATGCATCTCAAGATGAACCATTATTTACAGATTTAGAACCATCTAGAGCTGGTGAAAGTGGTGATGGTTATATTTGGAAGTATTTGTTTACAGTTCCTCCTAGTGACATTATAAAATTTGATTCTACAGAATATATTACTGTACCTAATGGTTGGTTAACATCAACAGAATCTCAAATTCAAGCAGTTAGAGATAATGGTGATTCTACTGTAAATAACAATCAGATTAAAAAGATTTATATTGATAATCAAGGATCTGGTTATAAAAATGTTACTGATAAAGAAGTTGATATATTGGGTGATGGTACAGGTGGTAAATGTGTTATAACAACAGATTCTGCTGGTAAAATAATAAAAGCAGTTGTATCTGCTGGTGGTAAAGATTATACTTATGGTATGGTTGATTTAGGTGTTCTTGATGGTGGTAATATCACTGTTAGGGCAAAATTAATCCCAATAATACCTCCAGATAAAGGTCATGGTGCTAATGTTTATAAAGAATTGGGTACTGATAAAGTACTAATATATTCTAGATTTGATGATAAGAATAAAGATTTTCCAATAGATACTAGATTCTCACAAATAGGAATTGTTAAGAATCCAACTTCATATGGATCAACATCAATTTATACTGCAAGTGAATTTTCTTCGTTAAAGGCACTTAAGTTTGATCCTTCTGGAAATTATGACACAAACTATCCAAGAATTGGACAAGAAATTCGTCAACCTTTAGGATCTCCTGCTGGTGCTGCTGGAACTGCTTATGGTTATGTTGCATCATGGGATAAAGAAACTGCTGTTCTTAAATATTTCCAAGATAGATCATTATATTATAATTCAGTACTTGCTGATCAAACAGATTATGGAAATGTAACTAAAGAAGCAAAAGTTTTACCTTTTGAGTCTTCTGGAACATCAGTAATTTCTGCAAACTTTACTGGATCACTTGAAACTACATTTAGTGGTATTACCACTACTTCTATAACAACTAATAAGATTATTAGTTTAGGTACTCAGTTTACTGCAGGTATTTCTACTGAGGAGATAAATAAAGGATCAGGGGAAGTTATTTACATAGATAACAGACCTTTGGTTCCACGTAATACACGACAAAAAGAAGACGTTAAAATCATCCTGGAATTCTAAATGGCACAGAAAACTAATTTAAATATAAGTCCTTATTATGATGACTTTAAGAAGGACAATAATTTTTACAAGGTTTTATTTAAACCAGGAAATCCTGTACAGGCTAGAGAATTAACTACTCTACAGTCACAGTTACAGAATCAGGTTGAATCTTTTGGTAGTCATATTTTTAAGGATGGTTCTTGTGTAGTTCCAGGTAACATTGCATATGATTCTCAATACCATTCAGTTAAATTAGATCCAGATCATTTAGGAGTTCCAGTTTCATTATATGTTGAAAATTTAGTAGGTAAAAGATTAACAGGACAAGAATCTGGTGTTACAGTAACAGTTGACAAATATTTTTTACCAGAAGATAGAGCAGATATTACAGATTTAACCATATTTGTTAAGTATAAAAATTCTGGTTCAGATAGTGAAACAGAAGTATTAAAAGATGGTGAATCATTAATTACTGAAGACCCATTTACTTATGGAAATACTCCAGTAAATGCTGGTGAAACTATTGCTACTCTTATATCTGTAAAAGCAACTCATATTGGATCTGCTGTAGGAATTGCTACAGGTGTATACTTTGTAAGAGGAAGTTTTGTTGATGTTACTGCAGATAAGATTGTACTAGATCCATATACTAATGTTCCATCTTATAGAGTTGGATTAAATGTATTAGAAGAAATAGTTACTGCTAAAGACGATTCTTCATTATATGATAATGCTAGAGGTTTTACAAACTATGCTGCACCAGGAGCAGATAGATTAAAAATATCTACAATATTATCAAAAAAACCATTAAATGATTTTAATGATAAGACTTTTGTTGAATTACTTAAATTAGATCAAGGTGAAGTTAGAAAAATTGATGATCAACCAAAATATAATTTAATTAGGGATTATTTTGCTAAAAGAACTTTTGAAGAATCTGGTAACTACACAGTAGATAGATTTGATGTTGAAGTTAATCACTCATTAAATGATGGTATATCTAATGAAGGTGTATTTACATCAAAACAAACAACAGATCAAGGTAATAAACCTACTGATGATTTAATGTGTGTTAAATTATCTCCAGGTAAAGCATATGTTAAAGGGTATGATGTAGATAAAGGTGGTACTACTGTAGTTGATGTTGCTAAACCAAGAGATAAAAGAGATATTGACTCAGCAAATGTTGAGTTTAAGATGGGTAATAAGTTAA